CACAAATGGCCACACCTTCGGCGGTGACGTATTGTTTTTCACATTCGCAGCACCGTTCCTTTTCCATCAGCAGGAATGCCGGTATTCTCATTGCGATTTGGTTGGCGTTGGATGGTGGTTTCATTTGTTGTTGTTTTTTTCGTCAAAGTGATGCCAGGCGATTGCCAGGAAGCAGGAAAGCAGCAAGACAGCGCACCCGGCATAAATTCCAAATGTCTCTGCCTTGTTCATAGTCTGTCTGTTGGTTTTGCCGTTGAAATTGTTATGTTGAGGGCGCCAACGCGCAGCCAAAGTTCCGGCCACTTTCCTGGCGTGTACTTGGCGTGGGCATTGAGCGTGTTGCAGTACATTACCCCGCTGTCCGTCCACACCCAGTCCGCCATGCCTGTGATCTCAACCGGGCACCCTGGAAGATCGACGGTAAGCGTATCGCCGTGCGCGTGGACATGGACGCCTCTTTGGTAATCCGCTGTCGCCCCTTCTTCGTGGAATGTCGCATACTTGCCGACGAAATCGAACCGCGTTTGCCCGGTGCATTTGGTAGCGGTGAGGGCAAAGAGCATGGAAAAGAACAGGATGCCGACAACCATACACCCGTCTGAAATTTCGGGTTTGTGGTTCCTGTTGTATCGCGGGATCGGCCTCCGTGGCGCAAGTCCGGGTACTTGGTGGGGCATGTAGTTCCCCTTTGGTCTATTACTCATTGTGCAGTTTCGTTTTAAAATTCCGCCCGTCTTTCCAGATGGGGCGGGTCGTGATGAAGCCAATAAACCTATTTTACCAAAATGCTTTTTCAAAATTTGGCGGGATCATTTTGCAACGCCCGCCCATCCCATCTACCGATTACTTTCCCTTGGATGACTAACCAGGCAAAGTGTCGCCGCGCTCCTTTGCGCGGCGGTTATTTCGTCAAGAAGGTACGCACGGTTGATTTTTTCGCGTACATCTCCCATGTTTCGGGCGCTTCCTCTTTTAGGCGCTTCGTGTCAAGGCGCGTAGTTTCGGCCTCCTTCCATGTGAACAGCGGAGCGCCTTGATAGGTAAGCACCGAGTGTTCGGCCATCATCAGTTGCACGGCCGTTTTTAGTTCGTCCTGGGCTGCTTCCAGTTCTTTAATTTTAGCCGCATTCTCTTTTATTTGCGCGTGGTAGCGTAGTGCTTCCTCCGGGCCTTCGATAGCGTCCGGCAGCACTTTCCCAATCGAGCGTAAAATGTCGTCTTTGGTCAGCGGCGGCGGCGGCACGTCGGCAAGAACATGGTTAATCCAGAACTCGTTTCCGGCCTGCACCATATCGGCGAAAATATCGGGCTGAAAATCCACCTCGATATAATCGAAGTCTACACCGTTACACAGCCAGGCAATGAACCCCTTTTGTTTGCCGGCGATACCCATGTACCATAGTACCTGAAAGTACCACCTAAGCGCGTGGCCCTCGGTAACATCTTCGCGGGTTATCCGCTTTTGCGTGGTCTTGATTTCGAGCACAGCGTCTCCGTGCTTCATCGCAACGAAGCGGTCAGGCGTCCCGAGCAAGTGCGGAAATTCCGGGTGCTGCCAGTGTTCGCGCTCAGGCTTGTACACATCAAGGCCCACAGCATCGGCGAACATTTGCCCGACTGCGTCCTCCAGGTAGTTACCGGCGCGGGTGAACTTGTTTTCTCCGAAGTCTGCAACGCGGCCGGTCTTTCGCTCCCAAAGCGCGTAAGGCGTGGCATACGGGTCGAGGCCCATAACGGCGGTAATTTCGGAGCCTCCTATACCTTTCGATCTGGCTTTGAGCCATTCGGCTCGGCTTTGGTCGCTCATTGCAGTTCGAGTTTACGGGCGTTAAAGATTTCGATTACGTCGGAGCGCTTGCCCCATTCGGCGGAACCCTGTTTCCAGTACCGTTCCAGGCTATCCAGGTCGCCGCAATCGGCAACGCCTTCGCGGATCGCTTGCAGGTCTTCGGATTCAACCTCGACCGCCTCCCCTTCTTCGTAGGTGAGCGTTTCGGCGCGTACTTCGCCGCGCTGGAAATTATCGGGCGTAAGTGTGGCGCCGTCTGTGGCAATTGCGGCGGCCTGCTCATCGGAAAGCGGGGCAGTTTTCAGCAGCGAGCGCAAAACGGTCTTTTTCCACATTTCCTCTTTCCATTCGGCCCATACCCCCGACGGCGCGCCTTTTTGCGTTTTCGATTTCATCCGCCGCTTTTCGACCTGTCCGGCAGTCATGACGGCGAACTCTGTGCCGCCGTTTGCGTATTTGATGACGGCGTAGGCGGCCGTAAACTCTTCGCTTTCGTCGCTCATGTCCGGAACGTGTACGATCTTGCGGTCTGTGCCATGCGAAACCTCGAACCGATCTTTCCGGCGTACTACCTGGGCGTACACATCCAGCACCAAGCCGGAGCGGCGGGCAAGGGCGATTAGGCCGGTGTACGAAAGTTGAAAGGTGGCCTGGTCGCCGTAAGGAATGAAAAAGCATTGTTTCAGGCTGGCATTCATCCCAAGCAGGGAGGCGTTCAGCACACATCCGATCACGCTTTTTGCGGTGCAGTTTGCCAGGGCCGGGTTATTCGTGATCTGAAAAACAGCCGCTTGGATTACGCGGTCAGGCTTTCCGCCGTTCGGCAGTGCGTTTGCGATTGCCAGGCTGTACGGTTGCAGGATGGCCGCCACGGCATCGGAGTTGAGGCCGGCAAGTGTGCCGGGCTTGGTTGACTTTGCGAGGGCAGATTTAGCCCGTTCTGCAATTGCTTGTCCGTTCGTTGTCATTTTCGGATGGATGGATTGTTATTGTTCGGCGGCTTGCTTTTGCGCCTGCCGCATGATTGCAATTTTGTAGGCTTCGAGGTATCGCGCCGCAAGCGGGCTGCGCGGCATTTCGTTTTTCCGCCAATAGTCAAGGCTCCGGCGGTCCACGAATATTTTTTTGGTGGCCAGGTGTTCGCGGGCTGCCCCGGTAAGGGCATCTTTTTCACTCTTTGTTGCGGCGTCGTAGTGCAGCAACACGTCTTTTTTCGTCATCGTCGTTTGTCGTTTTGGTTGCCCGACCGGCTCGTTTGCCGGCCGGGCTTCCTATCATCTGCATGAAAAGAGTTGCTTAGAATATTCGGATGCGGTGCAGCTCCCGGCGAACGTCGTCTATGCCGCCGCGAGCGATCACGCGGTAGCGTTTTCCGCCGTTGATCGAGGTAACACGGCTAACAGCTCGAAGCCCGAAAATTGCGGCATCGCCATCTGTCTTAACCTCTGGAAGTATCGCCTTTAATTCCAATAAATACATGGTTTCCGCGTCCAGGATTTTTATTTCGTCCCAGTCTGTCGGCAATTCAACCGGCGCAGCCGGCGGACACATCGCCTGTTCTTTCGCGGTGATTTCGAGCATCCGGCGAATAACTACCGGGAAGGTTGGCGTGTATGGGTAAACCTCTTCGGAGGTGAGGCCGTGGCGCCACACGGACAAAAAATTTACGTCGCCGTCTTCTATTTCGGCCTCTCCGACGTAAATAATATCTTCAACGTCGTCAACGTAGCGGAAGCGGGTGGTCGTGGTAGATGGTGCTGTCGTTGTCATTTTTTTTGCAATTGTGATTAGGAATAATTTACTTTGCTGCGTCTAATCGTTTGACAGCACAAAGGTAAGTCACAAAGAGACTTTGAGCAACCAAAAAATCACATTGGGACTAAAATTTAGTCACTTTGCAACATAAGTGACATTTCATTATCACTTTGATAAAAAACCCATTGGCCTGTTATCGAAATGGCAGCAATTAAACAGGGCCAAATCCTAAAATACCTGATTAAAGAGCATGGATACAAGGTTGAAGACTTCGCCGCGATGATGGGGTACAAGGCCAGGGAGACGCTAACAAGGCAATTCAGACATGAACGGTTGAGGGAAGACGTCATAATGAAGGCGGCAACCCTGTTGGGTGTGTCGCAAAGTGATATAGCCGGCGGTAACATTGTGACGAAGGTAAACGGTCTGCAAAAGCCCGATGAGGTGGAGCGGCTACGCGCCGAACTGGAACAGGCCCGGCAGACGATAAGCGACCTGTCCGCAGCGCTCCGGGCGCTGAGTGAAAAAAACTAGCACCTTTGCAA